CTTTTGACCCCCCTCTGCTAAATGATGGTCTTGCTGTTCCCATATTAGCAGAAACAACTCTATTATAATAAGGATTAAAGTCATCTTGGTAATGGAAACCATTACTACGAATAGAACCACCAGCAACTGGGTTTGCCATCATTTCATTAAAATGAATTACAGGATAATTAACGGTAGAACCCGACCTTAAATAACGTGGGTCGTGTTCTAATCCTAAACTTCTCGGATCGCCCCTTGCGCCACCGCACATTAACACCCTACTACGACCCGAACCATTAACGGATGGATAAGTAGAATAGGCAATGTGATATGGTTCAGTAGGATTATAATGTTCTTTAATATCCTGTAATGCCCGTATTCTTTCAACAATTTTGTCGTTGTATGGAGTTTCAAAAAGCGTATTATACATCAGAGAACTCATCTAAATATATATAATTACAATAGATAAAAAAATAAAAAAAGGATTTATTTAAAATTACAATTACAAATTTTTATTATTATTTTTTATTTTTTATTTTTTATTTTTTATTTTTTATCTACAATTTGGGCATACTCCACATGCTTGACAGCACGGGACGCGATTAATATTTCCAGCACAGTTTCGTCCATTACATCTTCTTTGAGTGCCATGTACGGTCATACATATTAATTCGTTGTTGGCGTTAAGACGGTTGTGATTAATACACCATACCCTTCTTGGAGGCAGTCCTCTATTGTTGCGGTTTTCATCAGCACGTGCCATCATTATAGCGTGATGGTTTCCTGCTGGATTTGGCGGTAATATGGCGACTGGTGTTCGTGGTGGCAACATTACAGCGTTGTTTACTCGTGCTGGTGGATTAAAGTGCGCATCGTTTATTGGAACTACACCGTTAAGATGGGGTTGTAGATTTTGATTTTGGAATGCTTGGATCTGATTTTGAGTTTGGATTGCTTGTAATCGCGCTATTTCAGCGTTGTTGTTCTGAATATTTGTGCGCAGTTGCTCCACAGTTTCAGGGACACGCATTGCCTGTGGATGACCCCTGCTACCGTATCGGGTTAAATAATTGATTTGTGCTTCTAAATCTGAATATGATGGTTTTTCAAATTCACGGCAGAGTGGGCATTTTATAAATTTTTGGGTTTCAAATTCTACACGGTTTCCATCTATTTTCATAGCGTTGAATGTGCGCACCTGATTTTGACCGTATAATGTTTGTTGTTTTATTCTGCCTTCACAGTCGGTACAGACCTCGTGTCCGCAACCGTTTAGTTTTTTTAAATTATCTTCGCCGAAGCATACTGGGCATGTGTGTTCTGCGTCCATTTTATCTTTACTTGCGGTATAATATAATCGTATAAAAGTAATTCAATTTTCTGTATCAATTTTATTTTGATTGGGCGTGTTTCGCGGTTTACTTAAATTTTGCTGTAATAATGCCGTATAAATAGTTTCTAAAAAAGCAGTTCAATTTTTTGGGTTCGGACGACGCGTTTTTGAATGTTTGAATGTTCGTATTATATTGCGTATAATATGAATATGAAAAAGACGTTCAATTTTTTGCGAAAAAACGAGCAAGTTTTTATAACCCTACGCGTATGGCGTAATCCTATCTACCATCTGACGGCAGTTGGTAGTTGAAGTTTGACGAGGCAATTACAGTTTCTAAAAAACTCAAAATTTTTCGCTTACATACAAAGTTTTGAAAGTTTGGAAACACCACCACTGTAAGCAATACCGCCACTTGATGCGCCTCCTGATGAAGCACCACCGACACGTCTCATGCCATTAACACCTATCATATGTTTCATAGCAGATGTAGGCATATTACCCATCTTACCTCCGATTAAACGGGACATCATACTGGATTGGATAGGATTTTCACTTTGCTTCTCACTTGCGTCTAATACAAGTTGTTTTGTTAGAAGACCAGTGAAGATAGATGATGAACCCATACTGGTGACAAACATACCTGAATTAGCAGTGATTACTAAAATTTCAGGAGTAATAGTTTGACCTAGATTGTTAGTAACAGTGATGTTGAATTGGAAGTTGAATTGACCGATGGATGAGTTGGAAAGCATATTGGATAATGAAAGATTTAGAGCAGGTGATAATACTAGGAAAGAACCAGTTGTTCCAACAACACTTCCTAGACCAGTAGCATTAGCATTTTGAGATGCTAAACCACTGAATTCTAACCACGATTGAGTAGAACCATTAGCAATAGACATTTTCCACAGGTCTTCTGCTGTGGCAGATGCTAAAATACCTGAAACGTTATTCAAGTTGATACTGATACTATTAATGGTTAAAAATGAAGCACTATTAGTTGGGGACTGACCTGCCATTTGAGGACGAACGGCAATAAAGAAATAATCAGGAAGTTGGTTAAGTTGGATATTTTGTGATACAATAACGGAATTTTGAACTCCTGATGCTATTGTTGGATATTGAGTTGAGTTAGAGATGTAGCGCGGATAATCAATATAAGGTGTAACCACTCTTGAAGGAACAAGTTGAGTTGGTTGAGTAGATAAGAAGTTCATTAATAATTGTGGGTTGCCGTATAGAGGATTTGGACTTGGTACTTGTCCTGATGTATCACCTGCCGAAACAGTGATACTGTAATTTGCTCCTACTTGTGAACCTGCCATACTAGAAAATACACGTTTTAGAGAACCGTCAACATTCATTACAAGGTTAATAGTGTTAATACCTGCTAAACCTGATTGGTTAAAGTCAGGTTGTCCGAAAATGAATGGGGAGCAGAAGATTGGTTCTGTGACATCAATAGCAAGAACAACTTTTAAATAGTTTCCAGTAGTAACAATAACAGGAGAGTTTGAAACAAAAGCACCAGCACTGGTAAATTGATAGATTTGAGTACCTGATGCTAATGGATAAGCACCACGAGGGACTTGGTCTATATCATAGGAAGCATTATTGTATGAAGCAAGAGGGTTGTTGGTTGCTAAATAACCACTGCTGTATTGGGCATATTGACTATCAGGGAAAGATGGGGTCATACCTGAATATCTTAAAAGTTCTCTTGAATTATTCATTCTTAACAAAATATCAATAATATCTTGGGTGTTGGTTGAAACGTTGGAGTTGTTGATTGTAGCAGTTGTAGTAAGGAATGACTTAGTTAAAGGAAATGCTTGGAAAGCATCTGTAACACCGTAGTTGAAAGCAGTTTGTCCTGCTACGATTGGTGTTCCTGTCAGACCGATGTTTAAAGTAACTGTCATTGTAGTGCTTAGTAAAACTTCTCTTGAAATAACCACAGATTCGGAGGGTATTTGAACATTAAAGGTAAGGTTTGAACTGCTGTTAGATACAGCGGTAAATTGTTGGTAAGTGTTTGAAGAAGCACCTTGATAAACGGCAAATGCTAGGTCGTCGGTAATTTGAGCGATCTTACTATCGGTCACTAGGGCAGTATGAAATAGCGGAGCGTCCATTCTTATATAAATTAGCAATATATTTTTTTTTATAAATACTATACTATTTATAAAAAGTTGCCTAAACAATTCTTTGTATTACTGGTTGGCGTTATTACTAACGGATGATTTTTTAGTGAATAATAATTTCATACTACAAGAATTTCCAGTTGCTAATCTGAATGGAACAAAATTTCCTAACTTTGACTTCCAAAAGACCTGAATATTAATGTTTGTTAAAGGTGTATTGCCGACCATGTCAATTAACCTAAACTGGGCAGTTGGTTCATATAATAAAGAAGGTTTATAGCACAAATCTCCTGATGCTAAATCTGTAATGACTTGCGCAACATTAGAGTTATTTCCACTAGCAGAAAGATTGTAAAGGACACCATTAAGAAATGCTTGTGGAGGTGATAAACGAGTAGGAACGATTGGAAAAGTAGCACTCGTAAATACAATTGAAGAAACGGGTGTCCATACACCTGTCGTATCCCACTCTTGATTTATATATACACAAGTAGTTGCTGGGGCAGTCACAGGCAATTGAATAGTATTAATACCGTTGTAGTTATAGACCTGTATTTTATAATTCATTCCGTTGGTGACTCCTACACTTCCTAGATATTCTGCTGGAAAACTGCTAAATAAAGTAAATAATGCTTGATTAAAGTAGAGTGAAAATGCTGGTTTGGTAGGATTAATAGCAGGAACAGAAAGAGTATAAAAGTTTGCTTCGTCTAAATATAATGTTGCGCTGTTAGATGAAGCGTTCCATGCCATACTTGCTATACCATTTGTCAGATTTGCGTGAGAACTGTCAATAGCAGTTGATAAAGCAGTATTGACTAAATTAACGAACCATTCAAAACTATAACAAAAATACCACTCACTCTCTGCCTGAATTGGATTGGGCGCTGGTGGTTCTAATACATCTACATTAGCAATTTGATTAACCCATTGAATATAAACTTGGTAAGCAAAATTATTAGTATTATCCACAACGGTCACTGAATAAATTGTCGCATTAGGATCAGGTTGTCCTATCTGAATAATTGGAACAAAGATAGGCAGAGAGGATGTGTCAAGTTGAAACCTTACAATACTCAAATAGTAATCACCCGTGTTTGGAATGATGGCATTCTGTCTTTGTTCGTTAAATATTAATGGAGGACTATTCACTGGATTAGTATCACCATTATTTAGATTTGCTATTGTTAAGTCGTAATAAACCTTATCAGGGTTGCTGTCCTTTTGTCTTAAATCAAGTTGCGACATCTTATATACTATAAATAAATATTTTATTATCTCTTAAACATTCTAAATATTGTCAGAATAGATATGTTATAGTGCGTTAATTTAGATTATTACTGTAAAATATCTAATTATATCTAAATACAATAGTTAGATTTCTACATTTTGATATATTTTTGATTTCTAATAGTAATAATTTTAAAATTATTACTTGTAAATATCTAATTCTGCTATATATGTAATAATCTAACTCATCAATTTTGATTTTTTCGTGTAAAAATCTTGCTCCTGCCTGTCTTCTTGATGGTGTATATGAATGATATGTTGGTTTCTAGGTTAAAATGCTCTATCCATACTGGGTGTTTGCTCTTCTCGTAGTGAATATATAATCTATCCTCATTAGGCATCTCTATTATCTCACTATAATTCATTATATATATTAAATAGATTATTAATTGTAATAATCTGTTTATAATTTGTTATACAAAACGTCTAAATTAAGCAAGACGAGTTATTTGTAGGAATATAGGATTGACAGGTGTTCCAGTTCCGCCACCACCACCAGTAGAACCATATAAATTGGCGTTAAACGGAACACTTGCGGTGAATGTAAAAACTCCTGTTGTGCTTTCATATTGAGTATTTGTTCCAGTCAAGAAGAAATCTGCTGATGTTGCTATAACTGCTCCACCACTAGTAGCAACTATTTGTAAGTATGACTGAATATCAGGTTGGACAGCGTTTAAAGTTGCTGAATAACTCGCAATATAAGTTCCAGCAGGTTGATTTGTTAATTGACATAGGAGAACGTTTTGATTAGCACCAGTAATCGTAGCACCTGTGAGGAGAGTTGTTGAACTTACCGAGTATCCTAAATTGTCTGATGTAAGAGCAGGTGGAGAAGCATACGTGAATTCAACGGAATCAGTTTCAACAAAACCAGTGACAACACCGAGAGATGGAATTGGCGGATTAATTGAAGCGGTAGAAATAGCACTCATTTATATAAATGGTAGAGATATTTTTTTCTTCTAAACTCTAAAATTTCTTAATAGTTTCTAAATTAGAAATAGGAATGAAATAATAGTCCTTCTCGTCAAATTGCTCGTTAATTCTTGAATATGGTTTCTTTTCAAACTTGCTAAATAATTCGGGGTCATACTTTATATAACAAAGTTCATCGGTGAAATAAAACACAAAATATATATCTTTCTCTGTATCAATCACTTTATTACATGTCATTAAAGTTGTCGGATAATGGTTCTTCTTATTTGTCCTTGACTTCAATTCAAATATGGCGTTTTGATTGTAAAAATCAAATTTCGCCCAGCGCTCCTCTGTCGGTATTATATCACCGAAATGTTGCTCTAAATATGGTAAGATAGTTCTCTGCTTCGCAGTTCCCACCAAGTAATCTTTTTGAAAATGAACCATTTAGATTTCTACTATACTTATTAGTTAGATTATTTTTTGCTAAATAAACGAATAAAAAATCTTCCAATACTATATAATGGAAGAACCACAAAGTTTAGAACAAACTATTCAGACAAATATAACTGATTTAGATTTGAGGAAACATCTTGGTGAAAGCGCTTACGATGATATTATAAAATATAATGAACTTGCTAATGTTAATTCAATATACGACTTATTACCCCACGATAGGTCTTATAAAATAGTTCTTATAGAACAAAAGCAGAATAGCGGACACTGGGTCGCCATCTACCGTTATAAAGACCCTAAAACAAAGAAGGATACATTAGAAGCATTTGACTCGTACGGTATATTCGTGGATAGTGAATTATCTTTTATACCTAAAATGATAAGAAGATTTTTAGGTCAAGACCGTGACCTTCTAACCGATCTGTTTAAAAAAGTTCCGAAAGATGTGCCTATTATCTATAACAAAAAAAAGTTTCAAAAACTTAAAGACGGTATTAACACGTGTGGGCGCTGGGTTATTTTGAGGACAATAATGATGAAGGACTTTTATTATAATTTAGAAGAATTTATTGACTTTATAAGCAAGTGGAAGAAAGAAACAGGAATGACTGGTGATGAATTAGTCGCGCACTGGGTCAAATGATTTGCGAAAAATTTTGACTTTTTTAGAAAGTGTTTTAGGCAAGTCAATTACCAACTACCAAGTGCCGTCAGGTGGTAGTTGATTTTCCAGTATGCGTGAGGACTTTTAGGATACTGCTCGTTTTTTCGCAAACCAAAAAGAAATAATCTCACTCTTTTATATAGTGATTTTCAGCGGTGGACGTAGATGTCCCCATGTCGTTAGTATCTTTCTTCAAATTATCCATCGTATCACTATATTTTGAAGTTAAGAATATCTTTCGTAGCATACTTGCTCCAATCTTTTTATCAAATATCTTGTATAATAAACGGGTGAAGTCATTATTATTTGAATAAATATCACCATTATAATTGACAATAAAAGGTATGTTTGTTTTTTTTGTGAGCAGTTTGCGTAATGGGTGATGTTTTAAATATAAATCTATTACTTCCCTTAATTGTGGTGAAATATCTACTTCCTGATTTTTATATGTTTTTGCTGTTTTGAATTTTGTAAAGACAAATTTGTTGTCATTCAAATCTACCCAATTATAATCTTTAAAACATTCTAAATCTCTGAATGCTGGATTTTTCGTAACAATCGCATTTTGATAGTCCGCGTTTCTACGTGGCGGTTGAAGTGTGTATAAGGAAAGTAATAGATAATTAAGAAGGTCTTGATACTCTCCCTCTGATAATTTCTTTGAAGTAGTATTGACTTTATCTTTGAGTTCTTGTAATCGGGTCATTACTGCGTCCTGATCTATCCAGTTCTCTTTTTCCTTATCCGTCTTTTCGGTATTGCTTTTTAATTCTTTATTTAGAGTTTCTAAATATGGATAATATTTATCGTACAGTTTCTTATATTTTTTCGGTTGAATTTGTGTCAAAGATTTTAGCAGAGATACAACTGAAATAATGTAAGTGCGTTGAGTATTCGGTTTATACTTTTGGATTTTTTCCATCACTTTTTCAACGTCTTTTAAAAAGTTGAAATTCTTTAAGACCCCTCCATTAAGACGTTCTAAATTTTTCAAATAAAGAGTTTTAGAACTCTGTGAGATATTCTTATCGTCAAATAATTTATCTAAATCTTTCGTTTCCATGTCTATAATTTAGATTAAGATTATATTTTTGTATTTTTATCTATAATCTATTTATAAGAATGAAAAATCCTGAAAAGTTAAACCGTGATATTGAACTCCTCTTTCTCTGTCAGAGTGGCAACTATATTATCTTTTGTATTGTTTTTTTTCTGTATTTCTTTTTTAGATGGTGTGGATATGTTAAAGAATGATGATGTCTTCGGGATAGGCATTATAACGGGTAATGGCGCAAGTTTATCTTCTAAATTTCTAATTACCGCATTAGAACTTTCAGTTAGTTTAACGAATTCATTATAACACCGCTCCAAGTATTCTTTTGCTGGAACGGGTCTGTGGTCTTTTGATAAAGACAGGTTTTTGAATATATCTACACCGAGCAAGTAGTATGCCTGTTGTGAAACCAATTCGTTCTCCATACCCTTCTGAATTGCTAAATACAACTCAATTGAACCGATTATAGAACAAGTAAGAGCAAGAATACAGGTGGTTATACTGATCGCCGATTGTTCCATATACCCAGTCATACCAACAGAAATTACCGAGTTTATTCCCGAAATGATGATTACAGGTAAGCGGAAGAATTGTAATATGTATTTTAGGTAGAAGTATTGGGTCTTGTGTTCGTTTGATAATAACACGCAATTTTGTCTTATATTTTCAAGAACGCTCTCTATATCTGCCGTCCAGTCATTTTCCATTCTATATTATATATATAGCATGGAAATTATCCCCTTTTTTAAGAAATTGCCGAAAGATATGCGTTATTACATTCTTGACTTTTTAGATTTTGATTATTTTGAATATTTTTTTTATAGCAGACCTCGTAAGCAGAAGGGTATGACAATTATAAAATATCCGTTATACAGGTTCTTTTGTAGGAGTGAAGATGCTGTGGGTTTTATTGTGAAGCGTGATAGAGCAGAAACGATTTAAGCACCTGTCAACCAATTCGTAGTATAAGTAATTCCACCTGCTTTCACATCATTTATAGTAATCCAATAAGAACCATTCCATATTAAACCCGTATATGATTTGCTTTGAGTAATCGCTATATATTTCGCATTATTGTTTAATGAATAGGAATAGGTTGATGGTTCTCTAAAAGAGGAATTGTTGCTTGTTATTTTTATTCTACCTGATGTAGCAGGGTCAAATATAGTAAGAGTTTGAAGCAATGGGTCAGGAGCATTAGAACCTGCTGTATTTTGATTGCCTCCTATCAGTAATTTTCCAGCAGGATATTCTATTATACTTCTTATACCTTGTTGAAATCCCTTACCACTCGTCCATACGAGTTTATTTGTTGTTAGATTAACACCAGCAAAATAAGTAATACCATTATTGTAATAAGGAAGATTACTATTTAAGGTATAAGTAACAAAAGCAGGATTATACATACCTACACCTGTGAAAATTCCACCAAACCACAATACATTAGCACTACTTTGATAATGGATAAATTCACAAGAACTATGAGAACCAAAAAAGTTTCCTTCAATATTAACAGGTGAATATGTATCACCAGCAATATTGTATTTCACAATACCATTCGCCCAATTAGCAGTAGCAGGAGGAATAACAAATGAAAATCCACCAGCAAAATATAGATTACCTGAACCATCAGCAGTTATACCAGTATTACCTGTACCTGCTAATCCAACAATAGCATTAAGAGGAAAAGCAGGAGTAGAGGTTGCGGATAGACCAAATATATTACCCGTAGATGCTGGTTGTCCTGTTGTTAGATTAGCGTAGCAAATAAATGCCCTATTTGTGTTAGAAAAACCTCCACCTATAAACAATTTAGTGCTTGTAGGGTCGTAGTATATACAAGTTCCTTGTGCGTTTATAAGTGATACACCCGCAGTAGCATTTCCCGTAGCAACACCAGTAGTAACATCGTATCTACAATAAAACGATTTAGTCACATCAGCACCGCCTACTGCTGTAAAAGCACCTACAAAATACAGATTGTTTCCTACCAAAGTCATCGCTGATACATTATTATTAGGAAGGTTCACACTCAAAGCAGATGTCGTATTTGTAGCAATATTGTATCTTGTTATAAATGATGTATTTGCTACTCCAACTACACCTGTAAAAGTTCCACACAGATAAATAGTATTCACACCATCATACACCATATCTAACACAGAACCAGTAGCAATAACACACCCCGAAAGATTAGAATATGTATCTGTTAATGTATCATATTTAACAAATATTTTTAAAGCACTTGTAGCATTTTGATTACCTGTTTGGTCTCCTGTAAAAGAACCACCTATATAAATATCTGTTCCTATTTTAAGCACTTTATTCACTCCTGCTATTGCTCTACCAGTAAGAGAATTTGTCGTTGATAATGGTTTGTAATCATTCAAAGATGATGTTGTGTTCGCAAATATATTTTTAGTTTGACCTGTATATAAACCATCAGGTAATATATAATCTCCTGATGCGGTGATAATTGTATCTCTCGTTTCAACACTAATAGTTCCTGATGTGTTAAGTGTTTCAGCATTCGCAAGATAATTAGAAGCAAACAACTGACTTTTTGAAGGATTACAGGATAGTCCAGCAGTTTTTTGAATAGCACCAACCCCAGTAGAACTACTATCACTAAAATTTAGAAAATGTGTTGAGTTTTGAACTGAATTACGTGTTGTGTATCCTGACTGGTTAATAGTATTTGTAGTTGTTCCATTTGTTATAACAATTGTGTTTAATGAAGGGTCAATAGTAATTACATTTGCCGAAGCATCATTAAGTATAATACTATTTGTAGCAGTATTATTAGCAGTTAAAACAGATGGTAAATCGGGACTATCCCAACTTGGAGCAGATGTTCCATTAGATTTTAGATATTGACCTGTTGCCCCGACGGCAGTAAAAGCAGTTGTATTAGGTGCGGATTGATATGGAACTACACCAGCACTTCCTCCTGCTAAATTATTTGCGAGTGCTACACCACCACCGCCTCCATTTATTATACTATACAAATTTGCTATTTGCGCTGTCTGAATTTTATCTATGGCACTCATTATATATTCTGTATAGATTATTTTTAATAATTCATTACTAAATGATTATTAAAAATTTGCGAAAAATTTTGATTTTTTTAGAAAGTAAAACTCCCTAGTAAAAACTCAACTACCAACTGACGGAAGATGGTAGAAGGAATTTCACCCTACGTGAGGGGTTGTTGAAAGTTGCTCGTTTTTTCGCAAAACCCATTGCTTCATATATTCGCGGTTCTTTGCCCGTTTTATCATTCTCTTATTTCTCCTGTAATATTCTCCCCATGCTGTTTGATTTGATAAAAGATACTGAAACAATTTGTCGTCCATTACTTATATTCGGTATTTCTCTTTATATATTGTATAGGTTATAATGTATAAACCAGTTTATCACTCAACACGACTTTCGGATAAGTTTTAAGCACAGACACCCAGCGTGATGTATTGTGCTTTATATCTTTGATTTCATCTTTATCTAAACCTAAATATCCATCAAGCAAATATTTTGATGACCTACCGCCTATATTGTGAGGAAAGATGGTAATAGAATGTGCTTCGTTCAAAATCATCTTTGTATCACGACCGCCAGTGGCAGTATGAAAAGTCAGAATACAACTAACATTATAATGTCTGCCTGTTTGTAGGATACTATCAAGAATTTGATTGACTTTATTTTTAAGAGGTTTGCTGTTAATAGCATCTGTATCATCAAAAATAACAAGACAATCTTTAAAGTCCTGTGCTGTCAGGGTTTCGTTTAAAAGTTCATTATTCAATTTGATGCGCTTGACTTTGAGTTTATCTAACTGGGCGTCATCACCGACACTTGAAAAGAGGTATATATCCCGCTTTGGATATATCTTTTTGTATTCTTTAATGTATTGTGAAGTATAATAAGATTTGCCCGATCCCGAACTGCCAGTGATATACAGGATATTTCTCTCGGTGTTTTTATTAGGAATTTGTTGGAAATGCTCGTAATCATTTTGTATTTGAAACTCTGAAAATGAATTGACACAATCTTTCGGATTATCAGTAATGCTTAAAACTTTATTCTTCTTTTTATCTTTGGTATTCACCAGCAAAGCAATTGGGTTGCCTATATTTTCAAAATTCATCTATATTAATCTATTTAGATTTTATTTTTCTTGATAAATTCTAATGTTGTTTCATTCACTTTTCGTTTTATATAGTTGATGACTTTTTTTAGATTTTTAATAATACTGGTTGGATTTTTATAAGAGCAGATTTTATCTAAATCTTTGTATAAAGTGGATTTGAACTCCACTTCACTTATACCACCTATATTTTGTTTGATTATCTGAATATTATTACACACATCTTCCAGTTTCACTTTTCTAAACTTGTTCTCTAACACTAAAATCAAAGTTTCTAAATCTGTCTTTGATTTGTTTAAAAGACCCACTTGTGAGTTGAAAAAATCAATTAGTTTCTTCGTGGATTGGTTCTTCATCGTCTTGATAGAGAACACTCTTTTTAAATATTTGAAATAATTAGGTTCATCGTAGTATTCTTTTGCGGACTTTTCCAGTTCTTTCAAAAGAACATTCTTGGATACTTCCTCACCACTATAATTTTTGATACCATTAACCGACAGATAATAATTATCACTGAATTCAACAAAATCACCATCTATTAAAGCAACAATATCCATCTTGATTGTGGAAGGCATTAAAAGACATTCTTCCAGCGTGATTTCCTTACCATCAACGATTTGTCTTCCCGTTTTAATATTGTTCTTATTCCACCGTACAGGTTCTCCATCTATTTCACCACATTTGAAATCCGTTATAAAAATGGCAGGGTCTTTGAGCGCTTCTTTGAATTTATTTTGAAAGATTTTCTTTATACTTTGTAAGGAAACTTTTTCAAACGTGGATAGGTCAAAATCACTGTAATAAAGAATGTCTTGGTTGGACGCTGATCCGATGATGTTGAATTTGCCTCTTATTGCTAATAAGTCAAAGACGTGTTGAATGGATTTTTTGAATTCATCGGGTTTCCTTCCTTCTCCTGTGAAGTGTAGGTCAGCAACACTTCGGGGACTTGGTAATCCTAATAAATCACTTATTAATTGAGGTTGGTTAAATACATCTTGGTTGGGAAGAACTAATTGAAATTGTGGAAATGCTATTGGAGGATTTTGAACCATATTTGTGAATATAGTAGTAGGCATTGGTATATTAGGAATTTGGAATGGTGCTTGATTTGGCGCATCAGGAATACCTTGAAATAATGGTGGTGCTATTAGTGTTGTGGGTGGTATGTCTATTCTTCTTCGTCGTCGTTGAGGCGGGGTTGCTTCATCACGTTGCCTTCTTCTAGGCGGTGTTGATGGTTCATCTGCTCCTCCTTCAAATTTCGGTAGATTTTGATTACCGCGTATCTTTTGTTTTAAAGCAATTTGCTTGACTGCTTGGACTGGGTCTATTTCTGATGCTGTTAATGGTGTATCTTTTGTTATTCTTTTTGTTGGTCTATAAACTGGATATTCTTTTCCACCTATATCTTTCCATTCTTCTTTGAACCATCGTTTCAAATTGCGCGGTTGTTTATCGTCTTTGTATTGCCCTCCACGTTTCTTGTATTCTTTGACTATATAACCTGATTTGTAAGCACTTGGTTTGCTGTATATCCTATCTGCTTCTTTCTTCACAATATTGTATAACTCTAAATTAATCGGAATAGGCATTATAGTATAAATTTAGATTTTATTTTGTATTTGTATATAAAATGAGCGATATTTTAACCGAAGATACTAGCAGGTTCACTATACTACCTATTAAATATCCTGATATTTTTGACATGTATAAACGAGCGGTTGCTTCATTTTGGGTTGCCGAAGAGATTGAATTATCAAAGGATATTGCCGAATGGAATAATTTAGAAGAGAAAGAACGGTGGTTTATTAAACACGTCCTTGCTTTTTTTGCGGGTGCTGATGGCGTCATTAACGAGAACCTTGCTCTACGATTTTATAATGATGTGAAAATAGGTGAAGCGCGATTATTCTATGGGTTTCAAATAGCGATGGAGGGAATTCATCAAGAAGTTTATAATAACATTATTGACGCTTATATCAAAGACAAAGATGAAAAAGATCAGTTGTTTAATAGTATCAGAGAAATGCCTGTTATAAAACAAAAAGCGGATTGGTGTATGAAATATATTAATTCAAACGCTCCATTTCAAGTGCGGTTAATTGCCTTTGCTTGTGTTGAGGCAATTCATTTTAGTGGAAATTTCTGTGCGTTATTTTGGTTAAAGCAGAGAAATATATTGCGTGGTCTTACTTTTTCAAACGAGTTGATTAGTAGAGATGAGGCACTCCATGCCGAGTTTGCTGTCAAATTATACAAACATTTGCCTAAAATAAGACACGCATCCACTATTATAACAAATATTATAAAAGAAGCAGTTGATATTGAAACCGATTTTGTGACAGAAGCATTACCTTGTCGTTTAATAGGTATGAATTCAGCATTAATGACTGAATACATACAATTTGTAGCAAATAGATTAGCAGTTCAATTAGGAGTAGAAAAGATATATCCTACTGCTAAAAATCCATTCAACTTCATGGAAAAAATAAGTATTGAAAGTAAGACGAATTTCTTTGAAAGTCGGGTAAGTGAATATGCTCTTGCTAATAGAGAAATCGTTGGAAATGAATTTAATTTTGATGGTGAATTTTAATAATATCTATTAATAATATATGTACGAAGATTTAGACGACAAATTTATTATAGAACTTGAAGGCGGAGCATTACAACCTATCTTCGGTCGTCAAGGTAATAAGTTTTATTTGAGAGATAAAATTATTCCTCTAATACCACCTCACAAAATATATGTAGAGTTATTTGCGGGTAGTGCTTCCATCTTTTTCAACAAAGAAAAAGCAGAGCAGAATATATTGAATGATTTGGATAAAAATACTTACGATCGGTTTATTCTAATGAAACAAGCACCTACCGATATATCTAAATATAGATTACAAGAAAAAGTAAGTGTGCCTCAACTCAAAAAAATATTCAAAAAACTGGGCAATTCAGTGACAGACCGTTTTATAAAAGCAAAAATAGGCACATCATCAGGGTTTCAAGGCAAAATAGCAGATGAACCTAAAAATATTTATAGAAGTGAATTCAATATGAAAACTGTGGTAGAGAGAAAGTTGCCCCGCATCAAAGAGATGTTAGAAGGCACTACTATTCTGAATCAGGACTATGAAAAAGTCGTGGATAAATTTGACAGCAAAGATACATTCTTCTTTTTAGACCCGCCTTACGAGAATACCAGTAAAACATTTGGATATGCCGAAGATATGGATTTTGATTTTGAAAGATTGGAGCGCGTCCTGTCAAAGATAAAAGGCAAGTTCCTGATGACGATTAATGACAGCAAACGCATCAGAACATTATTCAGTAAGTTTTATATTAAACCTCATATCGTTTATACTTCATGGGGGCATACACCTAATAACAAAAGCGGTATAAACCGCAAGGAATTGCTGATTGCTAATTACCGTTTTTAATTTCTATACCATGTGGTCAAAGAACCGTCTTCACTATCAACTCCGCTAAAACCATATTTAGTATAGAATGCGCGTAGCATCGGTGAGTTCTTGAATTGTATTTTTATTTCAGGTCTATTAGCATCTGCCCACTTAATAAAGTCGTCCATCAGCAACGTGCCATATTTGTTGTTTCGTTCGGCATTATCAATTAGTAGGAACTCCAAACATACCCCTTTTCCTTCTTTCTTGGGATAATCCCAAAATGAGAACCCTATTACTTTGTCGTCTTTCATCAGTAATCGGAATTCCCAGTTAAAACCTTCATACATTTCAAATGCCTCTTTCTCCATTTTTAGTATCTTACTCCTACTTACTCCTGCGTTTAAGAGATTATTTCTCATTGTTGGAGACACCTTGCGTAGTACCATATTCCATATTTGGTCTGTATAGAAGTCGTGTTGTAATGCTAATTTAATAACAGCATTAGTATGTTGTTTATTTGAAAAGTCGCCGATAATAATTTCAGTCATTTCTCCTTATATATTGTATAGTATTGTCTTTAAGTTATTTTTTATTTCAATTTTATTTTATACTACGGGTATAAGATAAAACGACGGCACTTGGTCTTTCGGCACTTGATATTTTCTCCTATACAACGGGTATGGATTTGCGAAAAATGCGAAAAAACTAAAATTTTTTAGAAAGTAAAACCCCCCAGTAAAAACCCAACTACCAACTGACGGAAGTTGGTAGATGACTTTCCAGTATACGCGGGAACTTTCTGATAGTTGTTCGTTTTTTCGCAAAATTCGCAGTTCCTTACTAATTGTATAAGATAATAGACCCCCTTTTATCAACTACCATATTATCCTTACAAAAAGTATAAAAAAAAGTTATTTATCATTACATATTGTATAAACAAATTTGGCACTTGGCACTTACCGTTTTTATTCTTCGTCGGCATCTTCTTCTTCGGGTATTAATCGCCATCCTTCTAATCTTTGAGTGTGGTCGTGGGTGTCAGTATAAACGCTCTTCTTAAATACATTATTCTTGCGGAAGAACCCCTCTATTTTATCCTTTTCCTTCCATTCCTTCTGTTTCTTTTTCGGCAGTTCAAAGAAATCATTTGACTTTTTAATCTCCATCGCTATTTTGTTTAAAGACCAATCTTTATCGGATAATTGTCCCTTGCTGTTTTTATATTTATCTTTATTTGCTTCATTTCGCTTTTCAAATAAGCGCGTGAATATGTTGTTAATATCGTATGATTTTTGTAAGTATGCTAGTGATCGCTCCGCTACACTTTGCGGTCTAAAATTTGCTATATTATATTTGTCCTTTTTCAATATTAATAAGTGTAGCAGTAATACATTCAACATGGCGTTGTGGTGTGCCGTTGATTTTTTCAATCGCGGTTTTAGGTCGGGGTCTAATCTGAATATGTGATTGGTTTCTCCCGTTTTTTCGTCCCACAAATCTTCCTGTGCTGTAAAGAATGCTGGAAATAGTATGTCATCTATTCTTTCACTATCCGCTTCGGTTGGATTTTCACTAAAATCGGGTTTATTATTACATTCCACTACAAATGTGCCGTGTAGTAATACTTTCGTCTTGCTACTGTAAAGCACTCTGCCCTTTGTTTGTCCGCCACCCGTGAAATCTTTTATAACGTTGTTGTTAAATGGATTATTCTTATCGGGTTCTTTGGATACTATATATCTTTTCTTATCCATATTCGCCACCTCAGGATTAGCGCCCGATGATGTCTTCTTTTTATTATCTTCTGAGTATACTATTGGGTTGACCACTATAAAGTAATCGCCCAGCACTTTTTCTAAAAATTCGTTGGTTAAACCCTTACCGTTTCTTCCACCGCCGTTAAATACAAAGAATTTCTCTATCGCGCGTCCGCTCATTCCTGTGGATATTATTTTGAAGAAATAATCTCGCACCGTTTCATCGGGTATAATTTGCTGGTATATATCCGCTATATCGTCCAGCACCGCGTGGTCGTCTTCGTTTATATCATCTTCGGTTATTAATCTTTCATCTCCATCTTTATCCATTATTTTAAAATCTTTTATAAAGCATTTGTAATCGTATCCGCACGACCATGTCATATAATCGTCAAATTTGTATGGTCTAAAAATTTCATTTTGAATATCTATCACTCCATTTTCGCATCCGAACAAATCTTCATTTATATCAAATTCTAATAAATAATCCGCCATCAAGGTTTTTGCTACCGTGACTACCGCTTGTATTCCTGCGCTGGTTCTTAATCGCCACACCACACCATCCACTTTATCTTTACACGCTTTCCATATTTTAAAGTCGTAATCGGTTTCTTCTCCTTCATCTTCCTTTGGTTTATAATATTTGTATAATTCTGTAAAGGGTTCTAATAATCCGTTCCAGTGTTTATCAATATCGTACATTAATGCTTTGCGTAGCGGTGCGTCTGATTTTTCCCAGCGCGATCCGTTCCACCCGAACCAGTCGCCCTTTGTCCCATCGCTTTTTTCCACCGAGTATATAAAATGTTTCGGGTATAATTCCATTATTGTTTCAGCAATCCCGACATCTGCTCTATTTATCTTTTCCCATATATCGCTTGTTATTGCTGTTAGATTTATATTCGGCAGTGCTTCTTCTTCAACCAGTTCCAGTTCATTTGTAATATCAATCATGGGTTCAATTTCTTTTATATCCCAGTCCAGTTTGAATCGGGTTAATTCTTCGGTTTTTTCAATTAATAATTTTAAAACCGCTTCTTTACCGCCTTCGTATTTATCCACATTTTCTTTTAATAATTTGATGCCGTCGTATTCGTATGTTCCTGCTGGTTTATCTATCCCATCCAGTTTCATCAGCGTGGTATTATTAATCAAGTAGCACATTACCGTTTCTACAATTCGGGTTTCATATTCTTGATTGTATAATCCGAAGAATGACCCCATCGCTTTTTTTTCTGTTGTTTCGCCTTTTTCTTGTTTCTTTTTTCGTGCGGTTTCATATAATCCCGCGTTGTTTTTGTCTGCTTTTATTTTGGATGCTATATCTTGGAGTTCTCGTTCAAATAATATGATAAATTCGGTTGCTGGTTTTTCTATTGTAT